TGAGTTGGTTCATATGTAGGTATTGCTTCATATGATAAAGAAAATGGAGATGGATCAAATTTAATAAATTCATGTTGAGTTAAACTTTGACTGTATGTAAATATATATCGATCATCTAATTCGATAAAATCCTTATTTAATATTTTTTTAATTTTTGATGTATATGGTTTAATTGAACTAGTAGTTAATAATGGTATTGGCAATGCATTAACTGGAGAAGCAACTGTTAATGTTCCTCCAGAAAATTTTGGATCAAATTCTCCTCCTGTTATTTTTGCTATTGTACTATTATTTTTTGTTTCAAATTCAATTAATCCAGTTGTATATGTTGGAAACTGTTCGTTATTTTCATATAATCTATCTAATCGAACACCAATTTGTTCTGAAATCTCAACTATTGGTAGTTTAGTATCTTCAAATATTATTTCTGAAGTATTAGTTGTTTTATTATTAACTGATACATTTTTTATCCATTTTACGTTTAATCTGTTTTTCCAAGAATTTGGAATTTGTTCTCCAGTATATAATTGATTTAAAACTGCAGCAATAGTTACAGTACAATTACCAGGTGGGGTTGTATCATAAATATAAACAGCTAAAACTCTAGAAGTATCACTTTCAATATAATCAATAATTTCATGGTAAATTGGATTTCTATTAGAATCAAGTATTTCAATTGCTAATTCAGTACCTAATTCAAATAAATTTGTATTACCTTTTAATTTAATTAAGTTTTTACCAATTGTAAACTCTAATGGAAATTCAGTGATATTGAATATGTTACTAGATAATATAGATTGATCAGTGATATATGTAGATAATTGATCTAGATTTCTAACTATAGTTGTTACTTTTTTCATACATGATATTCTTTTTTATAAATATTATGTATGTTGAATCTGGCTAAAATTATTTATCTTATTTACTTCTATTAAATTATCAACCATATCTCGCATTGACTCTACGTGAGATATAATAATTGAAAAGTCAAATTTTGTTCTAAAATATTCAAATAAATTTGTTACTGCAGAAATATGTTCTCTATCTAAACTACCCCATCCTTCGTCAATAGCTATAAAATTAGGTCTAGGTAATGCAGATACATTAATTAGAGCTACTCGTATTGCTAATGAACTCATAAATCGTTCCATTCCAGAAGTTAGTTCTAATGGCCAGAAATTATCCTCATCATATATAATATAGCCGTTAATATTCTTACCATCAGTATTTAATACCATATTGAAGTCTACAACTTGATCTAATACATTATTTATTTCTGTTTCTATTTTAGGCAATGCTTTTTTAATTAATTCATATGGCACCCCGTCTCTTTTTACAGACTGTAAATAATATTCATATGCTTTATATTCAGTTTCTAATTGTTTATATGTTTCTAATTGTTCTAATGCAGTTTTCTTTTTAGTTTTTGCAACTTCTATTTCGCCATGATTTGACTTAACTTTATCAGTAATACCTTTTAAAGTACTTACAATGTCAATTATTAAATCTTTTTTTGTTTTAATTTTTTTATCTATCAAATTATTATGAATAATAGCAGTTTCATTCTTTTTAAATAATTCTTGTCGCTCATTGATTGTTTCTAATTCAGATTCTTTTGTTTGCAAATCACTTTCAAGTACTTGTAATTGTAATTCAAATTTTTCTAATTTATTAGATAAGTCTATTTGTTCTTGATATTTTAAAATTGTATCTTGAATTATATCACGCTTTGTTTGTAATTCAAATTGTTTTGTAAATGCAATATCTGCTAGTTTTTGATTTTTTGGTAATTCTATTTTTGCTTCTTCTGCTTCTTTGACAAAAATATTAGAAACACAATATTTACATGTATGATCATATTCATGAGTCTTTAAATGATCTATTTTTTGTTGTTGTAGTTTAATTAATTGTTCTAATTGAGTAAGTTCTTTTGTTACAATTTTTATATCTTTATTTAATATATCTTTTTGATTTTTTTGTAGATTTAACTCATTTATAGATACCGGATCAAATTCTGGCATTTTTGTTATTATATCTTCTAGTTCATTTATAGATATTTCTATATTTTCTATATTAGAAATTAATTGATTTTCTGTTGCTTCTAATTCAGATATATCTGGGCCATCATATGACATCGGTTGTTTTGATTCAATTAATTCAACAATATCATTCTGTACATTATTTCTTGAATTTTGTAAATCATTATCATTTTTTTCTAATTCAATTATAGTATCTTGATTTTCAATAATAATGTCATCAGATTCTTTTATAATATAACCAAAATCTATTTTTTTATATTCTTTTAATTTGCCAGATGTTTCTTTGATTTCTTCTGAAGCTAAATGATATAATTGTTCAAAAACAGTAGTGTCTAAAAATTGAGATAATAAATCTTTTCTTTCTCTTTGTGATTTTTCTATAAAATTATTATTGTCTGCTTGTAATGAAAATGCAGTTAAAATAAAATCATCATATGTTCCTAAATATCTTCGTATACTTTTATTAGTATCACTCCGTTCTTCTCCATTTAAGTTTTCATCTTCATTATAAAAATTAACATTAACTTTAACATGTCCATGTTTTAATGTTATTCCTTCTCTTTCAATTGTATATAATTTATTATTTAACTTAAATTTAAAAATACCTTTAAATCCAGACTTTTTATTATTTAAAACTTCTTTAGATTTACTAGTTTTACTACATTTATCAAATATTGTATATATTATAGCATCTAATAAAGATGATTTACCAGATGCATTTGAAGCAAATAATCCTATAACATCAGATAATTTAGAAAAATCTACTTTATTTTTTTCTCCATATGAAAACATATTATCAAATTCAAAGGATACTGGATACCATGTTACGTTTCTAACTGATTCTAATACTGGTAGTTTAGAATTTATTGTTCTATTAATATGTCTAATTGCATCTAATTCTTTTTTATTAGCATCAGGATAATTTTCATTTATAAAATTTGTTATTAAATTATTTTGATGTTCTACATCACGAACATTGCCTATTGCAATCGATCCGTCTTTATTACTTTCAATATGATTTGCAGTACGTTGTATTGATATATCTTGAACTTTATATTTTTTACGTATAGTTGCTATTAATTTTTTAATATCCGATGCATCTGTATCAGTAAATTTAATTCTGACTCTAGGCTTTGCAGGTATTCTATGTGGAGATTTTTTAATTTTTGCATTTTCTACTTCAAAAGTAACATATCCATAGTCATTTTTTATTTCTATAAATTCTGATGTTTTATCCGGTAAATCCCATACTAAGATTCCATGATCTAAGACTTCTCCATGATTCTGTTGAATTAATGATCCTGGATATCCTATTGTTTTTTCTTTATTTAGAAATTGAGCCGGCTTATGTATATCACCTAATAATGTTAAATCATGTCCTTCAAATAAATCTGTTGTAACATGATCATTTGAAATTTGAAATCCAATATCTGTTTTTGCATTATGTACAGCTCCATGATGTAGAGCTATTTTATAATGAGCATCAAAATCTTTTGCTTTTATATAGTCTTTTGGAGCAACGTCTACTGCCATATGATTAAAAACTACGTTTCCAAATTTAAATAATCCATTATCTTTAACAAAATGTATATTCTTATTATTAATAACATCTAATATTGGTGATATTGCATCTAGACGATATAAATTATTTAAATTCATATCATGATTTCCTAATATTACAATTGTAGGTATATAAAATCCATTAAAAAATTTTGTTAACATATTAATTAACTCCGGAGACATATCTAATTTAGAATGTACAATATCTCCAGTTAATACACAAATACTTTGATTAGTTGCATGTTGGGAAATGTGTAAAAATAAATTATCAAATACTTCTTGATATTCTTTATGTCGCTTTAACGTTCGTATGTGAATATCTGATATATGAAATATTTTATCAATACTTGTTATGTTTGTGTTTAATTCTTTTATTTCCATAATGAATTTATTTTTAATTCCATCATTCTTTCAAATGAAAATTTATAGGTATCTTCTAATTTTTTTGTTATTTTTTCATATCCTAATTCGTTAGGATCATCGTCTTTTAATTCCACAAAATAAACATTTAATCCTTCAGACATGAATTTTTTTGATATTTCTATTGCGTTAGTTATTGCATCTGAATCTAAACATATGTAAATGTCTGTTACGTGTTCCTCTATAATTTTTTTTTGTAATACTGGTTGTATAATCTTACCAAATAGTGGAATTGCATTTCTTTTTATAGTAATAGCATCAAAAGCACCTTCACATAAAACAATAGGCTCATTCCAATTAATTAACATTTCAAATCCAATTATATCTTTAGATGTTTGTGGATTTTTATGTTTATATGAATCACTTTGATAAAATGCTCGAGATACAAAATAATTTAACTGGCCATTAGAATCATAACTAGGAATAATAATTTTTCCGGAATATTGGCCAGATTCAGCATATCCAATTCTGTATCTAATTATATCAAATATATTAATTCCTCTAGTTTTTAAATAATATATAGCATTTTTATAATCAGGAGATTTTTTTTCTATCCATAGTGGTTGATATTCTTCTGGAAGTTGTAATTTATATTCTTTAGTTTCTGATTTAGTATTACGATATCTTGTTACTTCTATAATATTATTTAATTTTTCAAATTTAGATTTAGGTAAATTTAATTGTTTAAATAATGAATGTATAGAACGTCCTTTTTTATCAGATATCCAACAATGCCATGGATTTTGACCTTCTGAATTTGTATTTATATCAATTTCTAATTTAGGTTTATAATGAGATGTAAACGGAGAAAAGAATGCAATATTATCACCTGATGTTTGTTTCCCTTTACCTAATACAGACTCTAATAATTGAAGTAGTTTTAAGTTCTTCATATAATTTATTATAAGAAAATTTACTGAAAGATCAAAAGTATTGGTTATTATATATAATATTAGTTAGACACAATTAATTAGTCTAACGAATCATCATTTAATAATATACATTATATTAAACGATTTCATCTTTTTATTACTTACATAAAGAAAATAATGATTATTTTTCAAAGATCCAATCATTAACTAAAAAATTTAACTACATTTGGCTTTTCGTCGACTTTACAACACTCTTTTAACCATTCTAATGGCATATCTTTTTTTGCAACATGTTTAATTCCTATCTTTATTGCATATGATTCATATGTTGTTTTTGATCCTTTTGATATCTTTTGATTTGGATTTTGAAATATAATTCGTAAATCAATATCTGGATGTGATGCTAATATATGTTTCATTTTTTGTCTATCTGTACTAGTCCATCTGCCTTTAGTTTCAATATACATTGTATTACCATCTTTCTTTAAAAAAACAAAATCAGGAGTATATTTTGAGTTCTTTTGTGGAACAATATATTTCAACGTTTCAGTTTCATAATTTAATGGATATTTTGATTCTTTAATTTGATCTGCTACTTTTAATTCTAAACCAGATCTATATCCATATTTGTACGCCGCCTGGCGTTGTTTATTATTTGTGTGCCAATGATTTTTCATAACTTTTTACCAATCGATCATTACTAAATTACCATTCCATTTCATAATATTATCTGGTTTGAAATCTAACGATAAATGTAAATCACCTATATTTGTTTTTCTTACATGTTGCTGTAATGCTCTCATAAAATTAATTAACTCTATGGAATAATTTCTTGTTTCTTCGGAGTCTAAATAATCAAATATCGATGCATCAGGGCCAGCTTGCCTTAAAAAATTTTTATAACCATTATAAAATCTAGTTATTTCTTCTTGTTCTTTTGATGATAATGGATTTGCTTTATTCATAATATACATACTACGTTTTGGATCAGAATAATGTACAGGAATAAATGAATTAAATTCACTAGATCTACCAACAATAACATCAGCTACTGCTTTTTCATCTGGTTCAGTGGTTATTTTAAATAATAAATCTTCTCCATTTATTGCATACACTTTGCCATTATCACCTTGTGCTACAAATGAAAATTCTTTATTTTTAATTTTATTTAATAATTTTTCAGCATCAGATTCAGAAATTTCTTTTAATATATTTTTTAACTTAATCAATATGATAATCCTCCTATTGTTTTAGAATTATTTATATTAAAATTTTGATTTGTACTTTCTAAACTTGATCCAGAATTAATAGGTCTAATATCTAAATCTAATCTAACTAAAACATTCATATCAACATCATCACGTTTTCTTATTGGTTGTCCTAATTTTCCAATTGCTAATAACGTACCAGCTGAATTATATAATCCTACCGATGTAATATATGGAGCAAAATCACTACCTGTTAAATAGTTTAAATATTGTATATTCGAATCATTATGTGCACTATGATTATTTGTAACATTGAAATCACCTGCATCTATACGACATAATGTCGACATTTCATATGATGTAATTGTACTTTGATAACTAGCAGTATATTTTGTAGTTATTAAGTCATTGTATCGATAATCAGGAGTTGATATAACAATAAATCCTTTTTCTGAAAATACATTACCAACTATATTTGTTTGTAATAATCCTCCACCTTCATTACGGTCCGTTAACGTGCTTATCTCAGAGTTTGTTAAAGCTTTGTTATAAATCCTAACTTCATCTAAATATCCTTGTAGATTGTAACTATTTGTGTTATAACCCCCAATACTTAAATGATAATTGTTATTAATAAATGTTGGAGAATTTACATATGTATTTAAATTGTCTTGAAGAAAATTAAAACTACCAGATGAATGTTTAGTTCCATTAATATACATTTCAATACTACTACCAGTCTTTTGACATAATACATGAGTCCAAGATGACGATACATCTGCAGAAGATGTTATTAACGCAATTAAATTAGAATTATTACCACGTATACTAAATTTAATTTCATTACTTCCACTTAATTCGATATTAAAAGGACACGGACTTCTAGTTATTTGATCTGCTTTTGTTAATATCAATTGATCATTATTTGTACTATTTGTTCCTGATATAAAAAATGATATTGCATAATTATGTTGTTTATCATATATTCCTTCTAAACTAGATGATATATAACCATTTCCGGAAAATAATGCTGATAATCCTATAGACTTTTGATTTCCAGTATTAGTAGTTACCCCATCAACATATAAAATATTTTGAGATTCATATGTAATATTCGAAGAATCAAAATACTTATTAAATCCTTCATAAAAATTTAATGTATTTGGAAAAGATCCGGTGTTAACATTTACATCATATATTTTTCCAGAACGATTTGATTTTAAATTTAATGATGAACTATTATATGTAAATGAATTTTCTTTAATTTTTTGTCCCATCTTCTTTTGAGGAATACTAAAAATAGATGATGTTTGATATAAAAATATTTCTGGATCAAATGATTCATTATAAAATAATTGTTGTAATGATTTATAAATAATTGATTTATATGTACCGTTTAAATTCTGTTCCCCCCAATTTAAATGATTTTCTGGTATACTAGTACAATAATAAGCATTTAAAGGAGTATATAACAAAGTACTTCCAGAATACATATAAAACGTTTTGTTTAATTGCATTGGAGTAAATTTTAAATCAGTAGGATTAACTTTTTTAAACGCTTTTACTGATTCACCAGTATATTCTGTGATATCTGACATATAGACTCTGTTATTTTATAATAAATATAACAGGCAAAAAATACGTGTAATTAATAATCTAATTTAACACGAATATTTAATTCTGATTTTTTGTCTTTTTTAATTGGCTTACTTAATTTTGCAACTGCTAATAATTCTTGTTGATCATTATATAAACCAACTGTAGTTATATATGATACTGGATCTGTCCAATATCCTTGATTTGCAATTTCATATTGCGTCCCTTGAACATATGATGGATTATTTGAATAATTATAATCTGCATTATTTAATCTTATAAAATACATAGTACTACTAACAGTTTCTTTATTTCGTGCAAGAAATGATCCAAATCCTGCAGAAG